TCGCGTAATCCGTAAGGGCTGTAAACGTGCTGGCGGTCAAGTTCGTATCTACTACGCCCGCTGGAAAGAGGAACAAATGCGTAAGGCATTGGGCCATTCCCGTTTTCAACTCGTTATTGGTGCGTAATTCACTTTATGTGAATTTTGAGGGCTCAACATGTTTGATTTTCAGATTTCCAAACATCACCACTATGAGGAAGCGTGCCGCGCTTTCGCGCAGCGTCACAACATCGCGAAGCTGGCCGAGCGTGCGGGTATGAATGTTCAGACGTTACGCAACAAGCTAAACCCGGAACAGGCTCACCAGTTCACGCCGCCTGAATTGTGGCTACTGACAGAAATGACCGAAGACTCAACCCTCGTTGATGGTTTTCTGGCGCAGATTCATTGTCTGCCATGCGTGCCGGTAAATGAGCTGGCTCAGGAAAAGCTGCAAACCTACGTCATGCGCGCCATGAACGAGCTTGGTCAACTGGCCGGCAACGCGGTTTCGCAGGAGCGCCTCACGCCGTCACGTAAAAACAGCATGATAGAGAGCGTTAACTCCGGGATTCGCATGCTTTCGCTTACTGCACTGGCATTGCAGGCTCGCCTACAGGCTAACCCGGCCATGTCGAGCATGGTTGACGCCGTAAACGGCCTCGGCGCTTCTTTCGGTTATATGTGAGGCGATGATGAATACTGAACCGTCGTTCGCATCCCTGTTGGTTAAGCAAAGCCCGTCCATACATTACGGACACGGCTGGATCGCAGGAAAAAACGGTAAGCGCTGGCACCCGTCATATGGACAGTCAGAACTGTTAAATAGTTTACAGACGAAGCGCAAACCGTCAGTGGTTGAAATTTTGCTGAGAATTATTAAGAGGTCAAAATGAACGGATTAAATAGCACTGTCCGGAATATTCCGGCGACAACGTTATTTAACAATTCTGATTGCACAGAGGCAGAGCCGCAAACAATGAGTGGTGAGGAATGTCTCGCCCGTTTTCATCAGAAATTAAAAATGACTGAGAATCGTGCGCTGCGTAATTTTAATAAGCTCGATGATAATTTTAAATTTGTCGTCATGACACTGGCTAATCGCGCTAATCCTTCTGCATTTCGTAATGAGGAGATCGGTAAACCGTTTGAATACTTCGATGTTAACCGTCGTAAAATGATAATTATCGCCATGAATGAAATTACGCGCTGGGGAAGTATTCTGCCTCGCCGGTTTTCAATTCATGAATGCATCTTAGCTAAATAAATAAACCCGCAATTAATGGCGTAAACCCGCCGGGCATTGTTTTGCCCGAAATCTGGAGAAAGATTTATGCAACATGAATTACCAAAAATGTTTGTAGCTGAAAAAGAGCCGCTGAGCCTGATGCTTGAAAAGGCAAAGCGTGAAGAGCGCCGCGCGCGTGCGGAAGTTATGGCAAACCGCATGGTTAATCTGGCTAACCACATTAAAACCAACCAACTCGACATTAACGAGGCGCTGGAGCTGTTGTTACAGGAAAGCGAAATTTACCGTCACCAGGCGATGGAGATCCACTAATGGCCGATGCAATTGATCTCATCCAGCAACGCGAGCAGGAAGAACGTGAGCGCCTTGTCAGCAACGCGCGCAGCCGTATCTCTGCGCCTTCCCGTTTCACCTGCGAGGATTGCGACGCACCAATCCCGAAAGCCCGACGAATGGCGATTCATGGCGTCGCGCTCTGCGTGACCTGCCAGCAGATAGCAGAACTCAAAACCAGACATTACCGGGGCGTGTAAGTGGCAATTTCTTACGCTTACGCCTGGAACGCTCCTCGTTCAGCAATAGCCAGCCCTTATCTGACCTATTCAGAACAGCATCGCCGCGATCGCATGATTGCGGCGTTGCTGCATGCTCGCAAAGCATTATCCCTCCAGCCTGAATGTGTGCGATATGACGTCATGCGCACTGCTGCCGCGCTGGAGCAACATCACGACAGTCAGCGAGCCAATGCCTTTTTAATCAGCTTCTGCAAAAAAGCATTGCCGCGCCTTGAACTGGTCGCAAGAAAATATCAGGCTTCCGGCATCAGGAGCGACGTTTCTGCCGCCGTGTTCAACGGACATTTCGACACAAAAGATCAGCAGTATATGGCGTCGCGTCTGGTGAATATGGTCGCGCGTTATAACCGGCTCCCGGATATGTCGAAAGCCGATATCGATCTGCTGTCGGCTGATATCGCCAACTTTATCCGCTCAGAACTGGCAGACAATGACGACACCGAAGCCGGTGAGCTGAAAATGCTTTATCGGTGGTATATGCGCGCCGGGATTATTGCGTTGCAGTTCAACGTAACGCCGCCCCACTGGGAACGCGTAACAAAGAAATATGCAGGCCAGGACGAAATCGCCCCGGCTGTCATACGCATGTTTAACGAAACATGGTGGCGTGGCCGGTTGCGCCGGGTCGCAGCTGCATGGCGTGAACATCTGCAAATTGCCGTCGGTAACGTCAGCAAGAAAAAGCATGTTTACGCGAGTAAAAACTGCGTGACTGACTGGCGCGAGCAGAAGCGCCGCACCCGCGAATTTCTGAAAGGACTGGAGCTTGAGGACGAGGACGGGAACCGCATCAGCCTCATCGACAAATATAATGGCTCGGTAGCTAATCCGGCCATTCGCCGCTGCGAGCTGATGACCCGCATCCGTGGCTTTGAAAACATCTGCAACGAGCTGGGCTATGTGGGTGAGTTTTACACACTGACCGCACCGTCGAAATATCACGCCACAACAAAATCGGGCTACCGAAACCACAAGTGGAATGGCGCGAGCCCGTCCGACACGCAGGGCTATTTAACCTCACTATGGGCGCGCATCCGCGCCAAACTCCATCGGGAAGATATCCGCATATTCGGCATCCGCGTCGCGGAGCCACACCACGACGCCACCCCGCACTGGCACATGCTGATGTTTATGCTGCCGGAAGATGTTGAGCGCGTGCGTAAGGTCATCCGTGATTATGCGTGGCAGGAAGATGAAAGTGAGCTCAGGAGTGACAAGGCGAAAAAAGCACGTTTTCATGCTGAAGCCATCGATCCGGAGAAGGGAAGCGCAACGGGCTATGTTGCTAAATACATCTCAAAAAATATTGATGGTTACGCTCTCGACAGTGAGGTAGACGATGAAAGCAGTGAGCTACTGAAAGAGACGGCTCCCGCAGTTTCTGCCTGGGCGGCTCGCTGGCACATTCGTCAGTTTCAGTTTATCGGTGGCGCACCGGTGACCGTATACCGTGAATTACGGCGTCTGGCTGATACCGAGACCGCCCACGGTCTGAGTGTCGAATTTGCAGCGGTACATGATGCCGCTGACGCCGGTGACTGGGCAGGTTATGTTAATGCGCAGGGCGGCGCGTTTGTGCGTCGTGACGATTTGCAGGTACGCACGCTCTACGAGCCGCGCGCTGAGTTTAACCAGTACGGTGAGGAAACTGTCTGCATTCGTGGCGTCTACGATGCAACGGTCGGCGCGGCCTCCCCTGTTCTGACCCGCCTCACACAGTGGAAAATTGTTCCGAAGCGTGCCGTTGATTTGGCCGTTGACCTTAAGGGCGCGACCGCGCCCTCTCGGAGTTCTGTCAATAACTGTACGGGAAGCCAGAGCGATCCACTGATAGTGGATTTAACAAAACCACTGAGTCGGCGCGATAGACGAGAGCTGACCAACCGACTCAGGAAGCAAATGCCATCAATACGGCGAAAATTCATCCACGGAACGGATGAGCAAAACGCAGTCATAGCGAAAACTATCGATGAGATACAACAGACAACAAGTATCATCATTAGTCGGGGTGAGGCGTTGCATCTGATGGCGGGTGGTCAAAGCTGCATTAACGGCAAATGGTTGCGGGGAACATCAAAGGGAGAAATATTTTCTACATCTTCATCTTATCAGGAAAAGTCTAGGAAAATTCTTAATCGTTTCGCGGCTCTAGCGAGTTCTGGTGGGATGAGGGGGCGCTAATATCCATCATTATCATGTACATACAATGTATTACTGCTTTATTTTTCTTTCCCCCATTTATCAATACGTGTTACTGTATATACATACAGTAAAAACGCTATGGAGGTTG